TCCAAGTAAAGCTTTAGTTGGTAATCAAGACAGACTACCTGAGCATTTAAAAGCTAAAATAGAAGCTGCTCCAGGTATGTATGGCGACGGGCCAAGTATGAGAAGTGCTTTTAAAGCTTTTGAAAATGATCATTTAAAAACTAAAGTTACTAAAGGTAATTTAAAAGCTACAGAGAGAGATGATGCAGCTCATATGAGTTACTTAAAAAGAGATGTCAAGTATGATAATACTCACGGCGGTAGTAAAAGACAAATGCTAGATGATGAAAAGCATATATCAAAATTAGCTGGTGATTTAAAATACGATGCTAAAAAGAAAAGATCGTAAAACATTAATAAATAATGTAATTATAATAATAACACATTAAAAATAAAAAGATGAAATATATGAATCAACAGCCTGCAGGTAAAGAATTAAAAACCAAACAAAAGCCACTTGGTACTAGAGTTATGGTTTCTAATAATGCTACAATAATGCCAACGTTAAAAAAGATTGACAATATTGAGTATAAAGGTAATGCAGTGCTTAACGCAAATAAATAAATGAATACATTAGAAGATTTGAAGTTATATTGTTTAAATATAACATCGGCTACGGTTGTTAGTCTAGGATGGCTAGAACCTATATTGTCTATACTATTGTTATTAACAACATTAGGTTATACTGCACATAAGTGGTATTTATTAAAGAATAAAAAATGAGCATATTAAGTAAGCACATGAAATCTCCTTTAGCAATGAAGGAAAGAATACCTGATTCTAAAGTAAGAAACAAGACTACAATAAGTACCTCAGAAAAAACAAAAGGTAATAAATCTAAATATAAAGAAAAATATAGAGACACTATTGAAGTTCACGACATAGAGGGAGATAAAAAAGGTGTTAAAACTTATTTAGATACTTCATCAAAGACAAAAGGCAATAAAGAAAAAAGAAAACAGTTTTTTTCTGATGGAACTAAAGGCAGCTTACAGAAGCAAAAAACAGGTGGTAAACTTAGAGAAAGAAAAACAACTAAAGGCGGTACTAAAAGAAGAATAAAAAAAGCTGAAAAAAATCTTAAAGACATATGAGACAAATTACAGAAATAATAATACACTGCTCAGCTACTAGAGAAGGCCAAGATATAAGTGTTGACACTATAAGAAAGTGGCACGTTGAAGGTCGTGGTTGGTCAGATATAGGCTATCATCTATACGTCGATATAAATGGTGAAATACACGGTGGTAGAGATATAGCTAAAATCGGGGCTCATTGCAAAGGGCATAATCGTAATTCTATCGGTATATGTTATGCGGGCGGAGTTGAAGAAGACGGTAAGACCCCGAAAGATACTAGAACAGAAGAACAAAAAGACGCTTTATTGTCAGTGCTTTTAACTTTAAAAGCTATGTACCCTAAAGCTATTATTTATTCACACAATGAGTTTGCTAATAAAGCATGCCCATCATTTGACGCAACTAAAGAGTATGAAAATATCTGAAAACACAGAGTTTAAAATTGATATAAAAACTGTAATTGGAATAATAATGTTTACTACTACAATAGTAGGAATGTATTATACTTTACAAGAGGACATAGCAGAAGCTAAAACTTTACCACCTGTACAAGTCACTCGTTTAGAGTATGAATTAAAAGAAGAGTGGAATGAAAAGATGATCATGCAGTTAAAAGATCAAGTAGAAATGCTTGAACAAACTCAAGATATACTAAAAGAAGAAGTTAGTATAACTGCTAGCATGATTAAAGATGGCACAGAAGCTGATGGTAAATTAGAAGAGCTTAATAGACAGTTAGAAGAATTACAAAATAAAAAACCTAAAACTAGAGTCATAGTTAAAGAGGTTAAGGTTGATAAAAAAGGTAGAAAATTATAATATGACAAGCGGTTTATCTTGTTGGAAAGGTTATGAAAGAGTTCCTGGCACTAGTGCTGGACAGAAAGGCAGTTGTAGGAAGTCAAGTGGACCTTCTCTACGTAAAACTACAAAAGGTAAAGGTAGAAACTTTTTGTCTGTTAAAGAAGGTGCTGGTATGACCGCGGCAGGTAGAGCTAAATATAAAAAACAAAATCCAGGCAGCACGCTTTCTGCTCCTGTGACAAAGAAAAATGTAAAACCTGGAAGTAAAGATGCTGCTAGAAGAAAATCTTTTTGCGCTAGATCAAAAAGTTGGACTGGCGAAAGAGGAAAAGCAGCTCGAAAACGTTGGAGATGTTGATATGTCAAAGTTTAAATTAAAAGCGCCTTATGGTATAGACCCCGTTGCAAGGTATGAAGTTCCGTTTACACCTGATAATGTTGGCGATGATAATGGTTTAGTTGCTAAAGCTAATGACAATGGCACTATGATCGTTAATAAAAATATTCCTTTAAATTCAAAACTTAGAAAAGAAGCAGAGTCTCACGAAGACCACCATTTAAAAGACATGATGGATGGTAAACTAGCTTATGATGACAACGCTGTTTATCACAACTTAGATGGTAAGGGTGTTAAAAGAGTTGACAGAAAAAACTTTAGTGAAAGTGATAAGTCTTTACCTTGGGAAAAAAATGCTTATAAAGCTGGTGACAACTTAGAAGAAAAAGATATGAGACCTAATCCGAACAAGTTAAATGGGCCACCTAATATGAAAGATGATACACCACTTGCTTTTCAAAAAATAGGATCAAGACATAAATTTGGTAGACAAGGCGATAAAAGTAAAGTTTCAATGAACGAAAACTTTGGTCCTTCTATGATTAAAAAATTTACACCTCTTGCTTTAGGCAAAGGAGAACCAGATGCCTCTGGATCACCTTATGCTGGAGACACGGTTTATTTTTCTCCTGAAGAAGGAAAACTAGTTCATAGACGTGATGCTGATGGGCAAGGTACTTTCAACATTAAAAGAGATGATAAAGGCAGGATAAATTGGCAAGGATATACTAAAGGTGCAAGTGGAAGTATTGACTCTATACAAAATGCTTCAAGTTTTAAAAACAAACCTTCTGGTATGAGCGATGAGCAATATAACGCAAAATTTAGAAATCAGCTTAACAAGGTTGAAAAAGAGTATCAAGATAAAATGAGAAGCTATAATTACTATGATGATGTTTTTACTAAAGGTGGTGATTTACCAACAATTAAATATGGTGGTGGTAATATAACATTAAAACCAGGTCAAGACTTTAAATCTTTAGTCAAGGAATATGGATCAACAGCGGGAGCTATGGATCACATGGAGTTTGTTTATGATAAACCTTCTACCACTGGTAAAGGATCAATTGGTTCTGGTACTGTCACGCTTGCAGGATTACTTGAAGACCAAAAAGCAGCAGCTGCTAAAGCAGGTATGAAAGGTTCTAGTGGAGCATACAGTGATCTTAGAAAAGCTATTACGGGTGAAAACACTAAACAAAAGAAGCGTAACTATGAATTAACTTCGAAAGAATTAGCTAAAGCTCAAGAGGCATTTCCAGATATATTTACAGGAACTAATACTCAAACTTTAAAAAGAAAAGCTGCAACAGACAAATTATCTAAAGAATACTTTGGCCAAGGTGGAGTAGGAGGCATATTAAATGATGTTGGTGGAGCACAAAGATATAGATTAGAAAAAGAGTATCAAAATAAATTAGCGGAATTACAAAAACAAAAATTTGATATTTAAATGGAAAAGAAAACGTTTAGAGAAACTAAAGTAGGAGCATTTTTAGCTAGCAAAGCTCCTAAAGTATTAACTGCAATTGGAGATATATTGCCTAATCAAGGAACTCTTGGTGTGGTAAAAAATCTTATAACAGGTGATAATAAGATTAGCTCTGCTGATAAAGAGCAGGCTATGAAGCTAATAGAGCAAGACATGCAAGAATTAAAAGAAGTATCTAGCAGGTGGAGAGCTGATATGAAATCAGACTCATGGCTTAGTAAAAACACTAGACCTTTAGCTTTAGTATTTTTAACTGCATCAGCTGTATTAATGATGGCTGTAGATTCATTTCATTTACAATTTGATGTAGATGAGTCGTGGATAAACTTATTAAAAACATTGCTGGTAACAGTTTATGTAGCATACTTCGGAAGTCGTGGTGCTGAAAAAATAACAAAAATAAATAAATAAACATGAGAGGTTTAGAAGGAAATATGATGGCTCAACCAAGAGTGTTTGGCCACGATGCTGCAACAGTTATAGCTGGTGCGATAAATATAAGAATACCAGCAATAGAAGCTGTTAGTATAAGTGTTGTTGGATCTGGTTATGATCAATCAGATGTAGGCGATACGCTTGCCCAGTCAGGTGCAACTACCCCTAGTGGTGGAACAGGTATGGAAGTTAACATAACTGAAGTGTCAGCAGCTGGAACATTACAAGCTGTAGAAATTATAACAGCAGGTAGTGGCTATGACGTAGGTAATGTAATTACACTTGCCGCAGCAACTAGTGGTGGAACAGGTGCTAAACTTACTGTTTTAGCAGATGGTTTAACTTTACCAGGTTTAGCTACTAGTGATAGAGGAGCTGTAATATATAATGGTAATGCAGAACAAAGTGTTGAAATAATAACAGAAGCAGGTTCAAATGTAGTATTCCCAAAAGTACAACCAGGAACAGTTGTAGGAGATAAAGCACCTATGTTAGCAAAAGGTGTTATATCAGGTTCCAATTTAGTAGCAATATACTAAAACAAAAACAAACAATTAAATTAAATTAAATGTCAAATATAAAAAACAGAATGCGTGGTAAAGTTACCAAAGCAGAATTAGAGAAAATTCAAGAACAACAAAATAAAGTAAACTCTATATTAATGGAGTTAGGTTATCTTGATTCTAAAAAGCACGCTTTATTACATGAGTTAGCTGATGCTAACGTTGTAGTAGACGGCACTAAAAAAGAACTACAAGATAAGTATGGTCATATAAATATTGATCTTGCCACTGGAGACTGGAAAAGAAGCGAAGAAGATGTCAGTGATAAGAAAGATTAGTATAGGTTCTGATTATAAAAATGATGCAATGCATTATTCTTTAGATCAAGAAGTTTATGGTGGGCATACAATATCTAATATTTTGTTTGACGATAAAGATAATTCATATAATATATATATAACTAAACTCAATGAAGTTCTTCCTTGGAAAAAGTTTAATAATAATATGGCTATATCTGTTGAATACGATCTTAAGTATTAATGAAAAGCTTGTATAGCTTCATTGTCAAACCTCTTAAATCAAGATATGACAATGTAAGAAAAATAGGTGATAAAACACTTATTATTAATACTACAATAGAAAATCATTTATTTGTAAGCAAACAAGCGGTTGTTGTTTCTACACCAGCCGCTTATAGTTCACCTATTAAAGTTGGCGATAAACTATATGTGCATCATAATCTTTTTAGAAGATGGTATGATCAAAAAGGTAAAGAGCGTAATAGTGCAACTTATTTTAAAGATGATCTATATTTTTGTGCGCCTAATCAAATATACATGTATAATGGTAATTCTTTTAACAATTATTGCTTTGTTTCACCAGTGCATGATACTGACCATTTAAACACCAAAAAAGAAAAACCTAACGTTGGTATAGTAAAATATAGCAACAGCACCTTAGAAGACGTAGGAATAACACCTGGAACACTTGTAACGTTTACGCCTAACTCAGAGTTTGAGTTTATTATAGGCGATGAACGACTTTATTGTATGAAATCAAATGATATAGCTTTAACTCATGAAAACAAAGGAGACGAGAAAAAATATAATCCAAGCTGGGCGAAAGGCAGTTGATGAGTTAGTTAAAGTTGCTAAAGAACCTATAGTAGATACAGGTGAAGATGTTTCAGCTGATAGATTAAAAAATGCTGCAGCAACTAAAAAGCTTTGTATTATGGACGCTTTTGAAATACTACAACGTATTGAAGAAGAAGAAGCAATACTAAATGGTGAAGATAAAACTAAAGAAGTAAAGTCTTTTAGAGGTTTTGCAGAAGGGAGAAGTAAATGATTTACGAACAAACTCTTTATAAAGAATTAAAAGATGTTGTTAATCCTAAGATATTAGCAAAACAAAATAGATTTAAAAAGTGGGAGTACGGGTATAACGTAGAGTATGATTTTGTAGTAATAAGTAAAACAGGTAAAATTGGAACAATCATTGAAATACAAGGTCTCCGCATTGCTCTACCAGCAACAAGTGAACCGTTTAAACGAAGCGAAAAACAAGAGGAACAACTCTGGGAAAGGTTTGAATACCCAAAAGAGCTACAACGAATTAAAACAAGATTTGACTGGGAAGAATATTCTTTAGATTTTAAAGAGAAATGGTACGATTATATTGATGATGAATTTACTAGACGAGAAAAAGGATTTTACTTTTATAACAATGGTGTTGCTACTTACATTACTGGCACTCATTACATGTACTTGCAATGGTCAAAAATTGACGTTGGAGCACCTGAATATAGAGAATCAAACAGACTCTTTTTTATATTCTGGGAAGCTTGCAAGGCCGATCACAGATGTTACGGAATTTGCTACCTTAAAAACAGACGATCTGGATTCAGTTTTATGGCAAGCTCGGAACTTGTCAACCAAGCTACAATATCTTCCGACGCTAGATTCGGTATACTTTCCAAGTCTGGTGCAGATGCCAAAAAAATGTTTACAGATAAAGTTGTCCCAATATCCGTTAATTATCCGTTTTTCTTCAAACCAATTCAAGACGGTATGGATCGGCCGAAGACTGAGTTGGCATATAGGGTTCCAGCATCCAAACTTACTAGAAGAAAGTTGGAAAGCAATGAACAGCTCGCAGAACTAGAAGGACTTGATACAACTATTGATTGGAAAAATACAGGTGATAACTCTTACGATGGTGAAAAGCTAAAAATATTAGCTCATGATGAAAGTGGTAAATGGGAAAGACCTGATAATATATTAAACAACTGGAGAGTTACAAAAACTACATTACGTCTAGGATCAAGAATCGTAGGTAAATGTATGATGGGCTCAACTTCAAATGCTTTAGACAAAGGTGGAGACAACTTTAAAAAACTATACTACAATTCAGACGTTACAAAAAGAAATAAAAACGGACAAACAACTTCTGGGCTCTATAGCTTGTTCATACCTATGGAGTGGAACTACGAAGGATTCATGGATTCTTTCGGACTACCTATCTTTACAAACCCAAAAGATCCAGTCAAAACAATTGATGGTGGATATATTACAACAGGAGTTATCCAACACTGGAACAACGAAGTTGATGGACTAAAAACAGATCAAGACGCTTTAAACGAATACTATAGACAGTTTCCAAGAACTGAAGCGCACGCATTTAGAGATGAAACTAAAGACAGTTTATTTAATTTAACTAAAATATATCAACAAATAGATATTAATGAAGAATTAAATAATATATCTTCTGTAGCTCAAGGAAGTTTTCAGTGGTTAAATGGAGTTAAAGACTCTCAAGTAGAGTTTTACCCAAATAAAAATGGCAGGTTTCTTGTTTCATGGGTTCCGCCGATAAAATTACAAAATAATATAATAGTAAAAAATGGAACTAAATATCCAGGTAACGAGCATATTGGAGCTTTCGGCTGTGATTCTTACGACATTAGCGGTACTGTTGATGGTCGCGGCTCTAAAGGAGCATTACATGGATTAACTAAGTTTTCTATGGATGACGCACCGCCTAATCATTTTTTCTTAGAATATATAGCTAGACCACAAACAGCTGAAATATTTTTTGAAGATGTGTTAATGGCTTTAGCTTTTTATGGCATGCCAATACTAGCAGAAAATAACAAGCCAAGATTATTATATTATTTAAAACGTAGAGGCTATAGAGGTTTTAGTATGAATAGACCTGATAAAATTTATAACAAATTATCTGTAGCTGAAAGAGAAATAGGTGGTATACCTAATTCAAGCGAAGACATTAAGCAAGCACACGCTGCTGCAATTGAATATTATATTGAAAATTATGTTGGCCAACTTGAAACAAAAGTAGGTGATATGTATTTTCAAAAAACTTTAGATGACTGGAGTAGGTTTAATATTAACAATAGAACTAAATATGATGCTTCTATTAGTTCAGGACTAGCTATTATGGCTTGTAATAAAAATAAATATAGACCAGTTCCTACTAGAGTCAAACAAGATATTAACTTAGGAATACGTAGATATAATAATAAAGGATCCTTTTCACAAATAATATAATAAATGACGAAAATTACAAACACTTATAGTTCTTTTCCAGATCAGGTAGTACCTGATGAAGTTAAGCAAAGCATGGACTATGGCCGCCAAGTTGGCATGGCTATTGAAGGTGATTGGTTTAGTGGAACTAGATCTGGAGTTGAAAACAGGTTTAATAGCAATTACAATAATTTTAGGATGCGTAGGTTGTATGCAAGAGCAGAACAACCAGTACAGAAATACAAAGATGAGTTAGCTATAAATGGTGACTTAAGCTATTTAAACCTTGATTGGAAACCTGTTCCAATTATACCTAAGTTTGTGGATATAGTCGTTAATGGTATGGACGATAAGCTTTATGATATTAGAGCTTTTGCACAAGATCCAGAGTCAAGACGTATGAGATCAAAGTACGCAGAAGACATATTAAGAGATATGCAGGCAAAAGAGTTTTTAGCACAAATACAAAGTGTGCTAAGTATGGATTTATTTAATACTAACAAACCTGAAGAATTACCAGAAAATAAAGAAGAGCTTGATTTACATATGCAATTAAGCTATAAGCAAGCAAGTGAAATAGCTTGTGAAGAAGCTATTAATAACACTTTAGAGTTTAATAGATATAACTTAAAGAAAAAACGTGTAATAGAAGATCTAGTAATACTAGGTATTGGAGCTATTAAAACAAACTGGAATAAAGCTGAAGGTGTTAAAATTGATTATGTAGATCCTGCTAGATTAGTTTACTCTTATAGTGAAGATCCAAACTTTGAGGATCTTTGGTATGTAGGAGAAGTAAAAGCATTATCACTAGCAGACTGTAAAAAACAGTTTCCTGATCTAACAGGCGAAGAGCTTCAAAAGCTACAAGAGTATCAAGGTAATGGAAACTTCTTGTACAATCGTAATGGTAAAAGAGATGGTAATTACATCTATATACTTTATTTTGAATACAAAACTTTTAGTGAACAAGTGTTTAAAATAAAAAGAACTACTACAGGTTTAGAAAAAGCTTTAGAAAAGCCAGATACTTTTGCTCCAAATGAAAACGATAATTTTGATAGAGTAAGTAGATCTATTGAAGTACTTTATAGTGGCGCTAAAGTTTTAGGTTATGATATGATGCTAAAATGGCAGATGGCTGAAAACATGACAAGACCAAAGTCTAACTTGGTTAAAGTAAATATGAATTACAATATTTGTTGTCCTAAAATGTATGGTGGCAGAATAGAAAGCTTAGTAAGTCGTATGACTGGTTTTGCTGATATGATACAATTAACTCATTTAAAAATACAACAAGTAATATCTAAAGTAATACCTGATGGTGTTTATTTAGATGTTGATGGATTAGCAGAAGTAGATTTAGGCAACGGTACTACTTATAATGCTAAGGAAGCTTTAAATATGTATTTTCAAACTGGTAGTATATTAGGTAGATCAATGACCACTGATGGTGATCCTAATCCAGGAAGAATACCAATACAAGAACTTGTTAAAAGTGATGGCGGTAACAAGATTAATTCTTTAATATCTACTTATCAATATTACTTACAGATGATTAGAGATGTGACAGGTCTTAATGAAGCTAGAGATGGTAGTATGCCAAACTCAGACTCTTTAGTAGGTTTACAAAAACTTGCAGCTGCTAACTCTAATACAGCTACAAAACACATATTAAATGCTTATTTATACTTAACAGTTAAAACATGTGAAAATGTAGTTTTAAGAACTTCTGATAGCATTGAGTTTGAATTAACTAAAGAAGCTTTAAAAAATAGTATATCAACTTGGAACGTTGGTCAATTAGAAGATTTGTCAACTATACACTTATATGATTTTGGTATTTATTTTGATTTAGTTCCAGATGAACAAGAAAAAGAACAGCTAGAGCAAAACATACAAGCAGCTCTTCAATCAGGTAGCATAAACCTTGAAGATGCTATAGACATTAGACAAGTTAGAAATTTAAAGCTAGCAAATCAAATGATTAAGCTAAAACGTAAGAAAGCTGCAGAAGCTGCACAAGCTGCTAACTTAGCAAATATACAAGCTCAAGGCCAAGCTAATGCTCAAGCCACTGAAGCCGCTGCTCTTGCAGAAGTTCAAAAATCAGAAGCTCAATTAGATACTAAACTTAAGTTTGAAAAAGGTAAAGCTGGATATGAAGTAGAAAGAATGAGAGTTGAGTCACAAATTAAACGTGAATTAATGGAATTAGAATTTAACTACAACATGCAGTTAGGCCAACAGAAAATTAATAGAGAAAGCGAGCGTGAGCAAGATATTGAAAACAGAAAAGATACAAGAGCTAAAATAATAGGTACTCAACAGAGTGCTATAGCTGATCAAAAACAAAACAACTTATTACCCATAAATTTTGAAAACAATCAAGATTTAAATATTTAATAACTTATATTATATTATATTATGTCAAAAGTAAAAACAGAAGCAGAGGTGGATTCAAAGCAGCCTCTCAAAATGAAAAGAAAACCTGGTAGACCTAAAAAGTTAACACAGGAAAAAAAAGTAACTAAATTAGAAATAAAAGAAGATGCCGTTCCAGAGCAAAGCACAGGAGTCGTGGATGCGAATAAACAAACCAAAGATGTGGAAAAAGTGGAGGAGAGAGCATCCGAGCCAAGACTTGAAGAAATTACCAAAGAGGTCAAAAACAAAGATGAGAACAAAGAACTCGAGGTAATACATGAAAAGCCAGTAAAAGAAGAAGCTAAAGAATTAGAGAAAAAAGCTCAAGAAGCTATTAGAGATGAAAGAGTTTCTGGTACTGAGCTACCTACAAATGTAGAAAAGCTAGTCACTTTTATGAAAGACACAGGTGGAACTGTAGAAGATTATGTTACTTTAAATAAAGATTATACAAAGTACGACGACAAGTTACTTGTAAGAGAATATTATAAAAAAACTAGACCGCATCTTAATGATGAAGAAGTTAGCTTCATAATGGAAGATAACTTTTCTTATGATGAAGAAGCGGACGAAGAAAGATTTGTACGTAAGCAAAAGCTTGCATACAAAGAAGAAGTTGCAAAAGCCAAGAACTTTTTAGAGCAAATGAAAAGTAAATATTATGATGAAATCAAGTTGAGGCCATCTGTTACTAACGAGCAGAAAAAAGCTATGGACTTTTTCCAACGATACAACCAAGAACAACAACAAATAACAGAAAAAAGAAATGAGTTTGTAAACAATACAAAAAGTTATTTTCAAGAACAATTCAAAGGTTTTGAATTTAATGTTGGAGAAAAAGCTTTTAGATATAGCGTTTCAAACCCACAAGAAATGATAAATACCCAGACAGATGTTTCTAAATTTATTAGTAAATTTACTGATAAAGAAGGAAACGTGACTAATATGGAAGATTATCATAAGGCAATTTACGCAGCTAGAAATGCAGATAGATTAGCGCAACATTTTTATGAGCAAGGCAAGGCCGATGCAACTAGAGATGTTATAGCAAAGTCTAAAAACATTAATAACGAGACCAGGCCGGTAGCTACTGAAGCTACTATGCCTAATGGTTGGAAAGTAAGAGCCGTTACTGGAGTTGATAGTTCTAGGTTGAAAATTAAGAAAAAATCATAATAAAAAAAAATAAAACATGAGTTTTACAACAGGAGGTTCGTTCCCTGCATCAATTACGCCAATGCCAAATCAGGTTACCGTACAGGATAACTATATTGATTTTGCTGACACAAACTTTGATACATGGGCACAACAATATCTACCTGAGCTATATGAGCAAGAGGTAGAAAGATATGGAAACAGAACATTAGCTGGTTTCCTACGAATGGTTGGCGCTGAAATGCCAATGACATCGGATCAAGTAATTTGGTCTGAACAAAATAGATTACACATTGCATATGATAATTGTGCTGTTGCAGCTAACGCTGGTTCAAGTATTACAATTACTATTACGCCTGGTGCAGATAACCCAGCTACTTCAGCAATTAGAGATGGTAACACTATCTTAATTACTGATAACGGTACAGGTTTATCTTCTACTAAAGCTTTAGTAACTGATAGAACTTCTGGTGTTACTACTAACGGTTATACCATTGATTGTATTGTATATGAAACTAATGCTGCTGGTGTACCTGCCGCTATTACTGGAGGTACTTGTAGTGTATTCGTATATGGATCTGAATTTCCAAAAGGAAGTAACGGAATGACTGGAGCTATTGAGCCAGGTTTCACAAGATACTTTAATTCACCAATTATCTTAAAAGATAACTACGAATTAAGTGGATCTGATACCGCTCAAATAGGTTGGATCGAAGTTGCTACTGAAGATGGAACATCTGGTTATTTATGGTACTTAAAATCTGAATCTGAAACAAGATTAAGATTTGAGGATTACTTAGAAATGGCTATGGTTGAAGGTGAGCTTCAAGCTAACACAGTAGCTTTTGGTGCTAATTTTGGACCAGGTGGTGCTGCTCAAAATATCAAAGGTTCTGAAGGTTTATTTGCTGCTATCGAAGCAAGAGGTAATGTATACTCTGGTTTTGCTGGTGCTGCTGCTCCTGGTTCAGGTGCATTAGGAGATTTTGATGAGATCTTAAAGCAGTTAGACAAGCAAGGTGCTATTGAAGAAAATATGTTATTTTTATCAAGACAAACTGCTCTTGATTTTGATGATATGTTAGCTGCTACAAATGGTGGTTACGCTTCAACAAACGCTGCATCTTACGGTTTATTTGATAACGAAGCTGAAATGGCTCTTAACTTTGGTTTCTCTGGTTTTAGAAGAGGTTCTTATGACTTCTATAAAACTGACTGGAAATACTTAAATGATGCTACTACAAGAGGTATGTCTAACGCTATTGATGGTGTTATGATACCTGCTGGTACATCTACAGTATATGACCAAATGTTAGGATCAAATATCAGACGTCCTTTTTTACACGTAAGATATAGAGCTTCTGAAACTGAAGATCGAAGATTCAAAGCATGGATCACTGGATCTGTTGGTGGTGCTTACACTACTGATTTAGATACAATGAGAGTTAATTTCTTATCTGAAAGATGTTTAATTACACAAGCTGCTAATAACTTCGTGTTATTCAAAGGAGCTTAATTATTTATTAACATTTAAAATATAGAAATTATGGGTTTAGTAAAATTAGACGTTAACAAAGTTGTACAAGCTGAAGGCATACTACAACTTACCGCTGTTATATCAAGTAACACACTTACAATTGATGTTATCTACGCTTTAGAAATGGGATCAAGCAAATTAGCGAAAGCTAATGTTGTCTACACTAAAGGCGCTTCTAACTCTTTCACTAAGACTGAGGCAGAATATTTAGAATTATTTGCAAGTGCATTTGGTAATGCAATGGGAACATCTGGACCATCTATCGTTGGACCAGTTGTTGAACAAAAAGTTACATCTACTGGAGTACTAGTAGGGAGTATCACGCCTGCAATTACGTTAAAGCTTTCATCAGCTTTATCTTAATTAAGGTTATACTTAAGATCCCGCTTCGGCGGGGTCTTTTTTAATTATTATATTATATTATATTATGGAAGAAACAAAAACAAAAAAGGCTCCAGTCAAAAAAGCTGAAGCTAAACCAGTAGACAACTGGGAATACAAAGATAGAAATTATTACTTAATAGGTAATAAAACACCTTTAACATATACTATACCAAGTAGACATTCTAAAAGATACCCTTTAGTATGGTTTGATCCAGAACAAGGATATGAAAGAGAAATGAGATATGCTACTAATATGAAAAGTATATTTGTTGATGAACAAAAAGGAGCAGCCACATTAAAGCATGTAATGTTTAATACTGGGCATTTATTTGTTCCTAAAGAAAAAAGAAATTTACAAGAATTTTTAGATAAACACCCTCATAAAGGTGTTATATTTCAAGAATTTGATCCAATAATAGAAGCAGAAGATCAGTTTGAAGATTTACAATATGAAATACAAGCTATGAATATGGCTTATGAAATGGATATTGAACAAGCTGAAGCTATATTAAGAGTAGAAGTTGGATCATCTGTTAGTTCTTTATCATCTAAAGAACTTAGAAGAGATTTATTATTATTTGCAAAAAGAAACCCAGAGTTACTTATCAACTTGGCAAATGATGAAAATGTAATTCTTAGAAATTTTGCTATTAGAGCTGTTGAAGAAAGAATAATAGATCTTTCACAAGATCAAAGAAACTTTACTTGGAAAAGCAATGGTAGAAAATTAATGAATATTCCGTTTGATGAAAATCCATATTCAGCTATGGCCGCATGGTTTAAGACTGACGAAGGTATGGAAGTATATAAATCAATAGAGAAAAAATTCAAATAACAAGTGATTATAATATGAGGGGTTACACAAGTGACCTCTCTTTTTAAAATATTAAAATGGCAATAAACGTAAACACTGTATATACTACTGTTCTTACTATTCTTAATAAAGAACAAAGAGGTTACTTAACACCTTATGAATTTAATAATTTAG